TCCTCGAACCAGAGGTATTTGAAATAGCCCTTGGAGACCTTCAAAGACTTCATCTTCATGGCCTTGTCCAGGCCCCGGAAGATGATCACTTGCCCTGTGGGGATATAGGTCATCTTGTGTGGATTGGTCGTGCACTTCCACAGGTCCCGCACCCCCAGCATCTCCAGGCCCCAGAGGATCTGCTCATAGACACTGGTACTGATGGTGCTTGCCACCTTCCGGAACACCACCGCATTGGCCTGAGGGTCTGTCATGATGCCGTAAGGGATCTCGGTACCGATGAAGGAGGATTTCGTGCTGCCACGTCCTCCGTACAGGTCATAGTAGGTGTGACGGCCCTCCTGGATGTCCCAGTGGACCCCATAAAAAGCGGGTGCAATGATACTGGACAGGCGCACGGTGTCGCCCATGCTATTCTGTATCGGCATGGGTCTCCTCGGGTCTCGGGATATCGCAGATGATGTTCACCGCGGGGACCGCTGCCGCGATCTCCTTCGCCGCATCATTCCAGCCCCGGAAGTTGTTCTGGAGAGAGAACTTCGCCCCGTTGGCTCCGTCCTTGTCAAACAGTCGCTCCTCGGTGTACATCTCGATGTACAGCTTCGCCCGGTCGATGGTGTCCTGGAATTCCTTCTTTGCCCGGTAGTCCAGGAGGCTCTGACGGCTCTTAAAGCCCAGGGCATAGGCCAGGCCAGTCACTGTAGGGGGATGCACACCAAGGAGGACCGGATGCCCGTACTTGTCATACACAGGCCCTGCCTCCGTCTCCAGGAGCTTGCCCTTGCAGTCGTCGAAATAGTTCTGGATCAGTTCCTCGATCTGTTCCCGGCTCGTATACTTGGGCGGCTTGCCGCTCCTGCTCTTTGTGTCAGCCATAACGGCTCACCTCGCTTTCTGGGTATAAAAAATGCCCGATGCACAAAGTGCATCAGGCGAATTTATGAACTTGTGAATCGACTCATCAAGCGAATTTATGAACTTGTGAATTAACTCATCGGCTTATGAGCCCATTCATTTGCTTGCTTTCTTCTTGGTGGGTTCCTTTTTCTTCTTCGGCGCGGCCTTTTTCTTAGGCTGCCCCATGCCAGAGTTCCAGATGTTGTAGAGATCCTTTGCTTCGCCGGGTCTCAGTTCAATCTCTTTGTATGCCACAGAAATACCTCCTATTTCAGGATCACAAGAGCCTTTCGGTCGATAATGTTGTGATAGCTGCCATGCTGAATAACATTGTAGCCCATTGCCAGAGCGTATACAGACATGTTATTGTTATAAAAGCTGCTGCGGAATCCGCCGGTCGCCTTCGCAAACTGCGGATGCGATTTGTCGAATGCGACTGCTTTGATTTGCAGCTGACTGCTTGTGATCACACGCGCCGTTTTCGGATTCAGTACCGCCCGTATGGTCACCCCACTACCGTATCCGGTATTCTGTCCGCCGTTCATGTCGAAGTAGGTTCCCGCTCCATACGCCTGCCCGCCGTGTTTGCCTCCAACGTAATTCAGGCGGCTGTACTTGAGCATGTCCGCTACGTCATTCGGTGTCAGCGTTCTCGATGCGCCGCTTGCCGTTGTCTTCAGCGTTCCACCGTTGCTACTTCGCGCCATGATCTGGCTGGGGCTGATGTTGTTGTCTGCAAGGTACTGGTTAAACGCCGCACTGTCCAGAACCTCCGGCTTTTCATTCAGTCCGATTTGGAACACAAAGCGCTGCGTAATATCAGCGGCATCGTCCAGATGGTTCGGAAGCGACGCGCTCTGGGATGCAGAAAAAACCTGCGCCAGCTGGGCATCAGACATTTGCGATAGCGTTGTCAGTGCATCAGCTGCCACAGGCGTATTAGAATCGTTGGGAACTTGCTGCGCTACCGGGCTGGGCTGAGCCCGCTGCGGTCTGACCGAGGGCGCAGATTGTACTGCCGTGCGCGTCAGATTTGAGGCGCTGCCTCTACCACCCATAATACCGCGCCCCCGTCACTTTTTCTTGGCTGCTTTCTTTTTTGCCGCTGCGGCCCGTTCGGCATTGAACTGATCAATGAATTTCTTTTGGGCTCCTGTCGGCTTGTTCACCACTTTCAGTACGCCGGGGATCGTGTCCCAGCGCCCGCAGTCCTTGGGGGAAATGTTCTTATCTACTGCCATAGTATCTGCCTCCTTAGTAGGTCTCAACGACGACTTCGATTTGCTGTAATGTCAGACTATTCTTGGAACCACCTTTCGGGCGGGCCTTTGCACCGGTGGTCTTTACATCGACGATTCGATAGCTGTTATGCCCGCCTCCGGACGGCTTCAGCAGTATCTCGCCGAAGTCTCCGCCAGAGCCTTTCCCGGGCATCAGCGCCTGTGTGCTCGCCTTGGCCTTGTAGGTAATCTTGACCTCTCGCGTGGTGAATGTGCTGGGATCCGTCGCGTTTTTGAAGTTGTTATACGACGTTGAAAGTATTCGCGGATCTGTGTACTCGACTCCCACCAATGCCTGTTTCAGCTGTGCCACACTCATGCCCGCATGCCCGCCTGTTATTCCGGCTCCTGTCAATACGTTGTCCAGGTATTCCCCGTGGTCGTACCGGGTCAAATTGACGTTATATCCGATGTTGTGCATGGCTCCTGTAATGCTGTCCCACGCATACTGCTGTTGCGCGTCCAGGGGCTGCCCTATCGCAACTGCATGATTCATGTTCTGGGAGAAATTATACAGGGACCCGCTCAGAGTATTGGGATCCAAGTAATCGGCCAGCGCCACCCGTGCGTCGATATCTAGGTTTTGCTGCTGATAATACTGCCTGCCGTTGTATAGGTCGTGATACCCCGCAGCGTCCGTATCGCTGAAGCCGTTGGCATCGACTTGCGGCGGCCTGACTGCGCTCTGCATATTACTGGAACTTCCTCTGCCTCCCATTGTATCACTCCCTTTTCCATTCGTCAACCTGGGTATAAAAAATGCCCAATGCACTTTGTGCATCAGGCGAATTTATGGACTTGTGAATTAACTCATCGGCTTATGAGCCCATTCATTTGCTTGCTTTCTTCTTGGTGGTGGATTCCTTCTTGGGCGGCTTTCCCATGCCCATGGGGTTCATCTGGGCCGCAAGTTCCTTGCTCTGCTGTGCAGTCAGCCCTCCAAGCATCTTGGATACGTTCACGGTTTTGGTCTTTCCTTCCATACGATTACCTCCTTGCTCAGACGGCCAGGACTTACATAAAAGCAGGACGCATTTCTGCGTCCTGCGACAAGTACCTGGATCTGCACCGATTCTCCTCAGTTTAACCCAGCACTCGTCATTTGAGGGCGCGGCCGGATTTCAACCGGCGTTATCGTACTCACAGCACTCTGTTAGCCCACCGTTTCGATGCGCGTTTTCGTTTGTGGCCTGTCCCACAGCTGTAAGCCCTGATGTTTTCACTCGTAAACTACTTCGCCCTAGTGTGATTATACCATGTGACCAGCACTCGTTCAACCATTTTTCTCTCTTTTTCCGTGAGCTTACGCGTCCCATTCTCATCATGCAAATAACCCCTATGCGTATGAGGCAGTTCCGGCTTTCCCCCGATATAATGCGCATTTCCGATCACATCGATCTGTTTATAGCGCTTGTTGTTTTTGTCATAGTAGGTGATGGCCTTTACCTCTTGGCCGCCGTCTTTTCGGTTACTGAGAGTCGCATAAATACGCCCGTGGGTCATGGTCTCCATCGGTGTTTTCGCCGATCCAGAGTTTGAGATAACGAATTTGATATTGCCGGATTGATAAGCCGTAGTATACTCCGTTCCGTACCGTTTTCCAGAGACTGAAAATCCAGAACTGCTTCCTCTACCGCCCATGTCAACCTCCAATATCAGCCTTGGGCTGTGATCTCCATCTCTGCTGAAACGCTCTGACCGGGACGATATCGCCCTGGCACCCCTCAGGCACATTGCCGTACAGGATGATTCTCTTTGGGTGGAGCCGGTCCAGCATCTCCTGATAGCCCTCCAAGAACAGGGCTTTTGTATGGGCGCTCGCCTGGGTGCCTACGCTGGACACTGCCACGATGCCGCCCTCAGGCTCTCCGTCAAAGCACCAACTGAAGCTCTCCCGGTCACTCCAGGAGATCGTAGGGATCACGGTCAGGCCGTGGTCCTGCCAGTACCGGCCCAGCCAGTGCTTGCGGTAGTGATTGTAGATCTGGACAGCCTTGGGAAAGTCCGTATAGGTGGAAAAATCCGGGCTGCATACGGCCTGGAACTGCCCCAGCCTGTCCACATATCCGCTGGGATTGGTCCAAAGCCGGAGGAACTGGTAATCGTCGATAAAGAAATGGACACCGTGCTGTTCCGGCTCCTCACAGGTCCGAACGAAGTTGAAGCTGATCCAGTTGTCCACCTGGAGCTCCGTTACCGGCCTCAATTCCGGGATGCCGTAAGGTCCCACGCCGGGATATATCGCCCGGTTCAGATTCTCATAATTTCGCTGCTGCCGATACACGGTCTCACCTCCATGGACGGTAGAAGCACCGCAGCCCTGTGGATAGGCGGCGGTGCTCCAGATTCTTGTTGGACCCTTGTTAGATCCTTGTTGGATCCCGTTTTCTCCTGCTTGTCTGCCCCGATGAAGGAGCCGGGGCGGAGGCGATGGTGCCTCTGACCTCAGGACCTCCAGAGATCCATGCTGACATTGTAGCACAGAACCCCGGGACAATCGGGACAAACTCGTAAGACTTTTCTTACTTCTCCGGAGATATTATTCCATGCTGCCATTGTACCACGGAACGCCGGGACAATCGGGACAAAATCGTAAGACTTTTCTTACTCTTTCAGGCCTCTCCCGCCTGAAGGTACCGGTAACAGGTCTTCTTGGCGCTGTCCGATGTAATGCCGCCGATGCTTCGGGCCACCTGGTCCCAGGTCTCCCCTTGCACATATCGCAGCTGAAAGATCTGCCGGGTCAGGCTGTCCGGGATGTCCGCTATGTACCGCTCCAGCCGCGCCCGCTCATGGATGCACTGGATCTGCTTAGCTGCGATTACCGCCTCCAGGTCCACGATATCCGCAGCCAGTCTCTCAGGCTTTCCGTGGCTGTCTGTGGCTCCCCCGGGCATTCCGTCATAGCTGGGCGCACCCGGCTCCATAAGGTCTCTCAGTTCCTCCAGGCGTTTCTGGTCCATATCAATTTCACGACTCAGCCAAAACAGCTGAGATAGTTCTTTCACTGTCACCGCTTCTGCTCCTCCCTCACTCGTTCGATGCGGGCCTTTAGGGTCTGCATCATGGTCTCCTGCGCACCATCCTTCCGGCCCAAAGACCGGATCACATCCTCATCCCGTCCACCTCGCACCAGCAGATGGTGGATGATCACCGGCTGAGTCTGGCCCTGCCTGTATAGCCGCCGGTTGGTCTGCTGATATTCCTCCAGGCTCCAGGGCAGAGAGAACCATATCACATGATGCCCACCCTGCTGAAGGTTGAGGCCATAGCCACAGGACGCTGGATGCACCAGCATCAGGTCAATCTCACCGCTGTTCCAGTCGTCCTGGTCCTGCTGCCCTCGGTAGACCCGTACCCGGAGGCCGGTAACACGCAGAGCCTCCAGCATCCGGTCCCGATCGTGGACGAAGTAATAGCACACCAACGCATGCTGCCCACCTAGCTGCTCCACGGTCTCCAGGAGCGCCTGGAGCTTGCAGTTATGCACAGGGACGATGTTCCGGTCCTCATCGTACACAGCCCCATTGCAGAGCTGTAGGAGCTTGCTGGACAGCGCCGCCGACGTAGATGCTGTGATCACATCCTCCTGGACCTCCAGCACGGCATCCCGCTCCAATCGATCATAGGCCTCCTGGGCCTTACGGTCCAGCACCACCGGGATGTCATCGTAGAGCATCCCTGGAAGCTCCAGATAGTCCTCGGCTTTCATGGAGATGCAGATATCAGAGATAGCCGCATAGACCGCATCCTCTGCCCCCGGCTTCGGGTCATAGGTAAAGATCGTAGTCCGGTTCCGCCTGCCCGGGGTGAAGTACATGTCTCGATAGCAGGAGATGGTCCGGCCCAGGCGCTTGCCCCCGTCCAGGAGATACACCTGGGCCCATAGGTCCATAAGGCTCTTGGGCCTAGGTGTTCCGGTCAGCTCTATCAGCCGGGCGATCTGAGGCCGCACTCCTTTGAGGGCCTTAAAGCGTTTAGAGGCGTGGTTCTTGAAGGAGCTGCTTTCGTCCAGCACTACCACATCGAAGGGCCAGCCGCTCCGGTAGCGGTCCACCAGCCACTGGGTATTGTTCCGGCTGATCACATACACGTCCGCCGGTGTCTCCAGGGCGGCGGTCCGCTGCTTCGCCGTGCCGATCACAGGCACTACCCGAAGGCCTCGCAGGTGCTCCCACTTGGCGGCCTCCGCCTGCCAGGTCCCCTCGGCGATCTTCGCCAGGGTGATCACCAGCGCCCGGTGGATCGCAAAGCGGCGGTATTTGAGTTCGTGCAGCGCTGTCAGCGTGATCACCGTCTTGCCCAGGCCCATATCCAGGAACAGCCCGATGTTCGGGTGCTCTAAAATGGCCTCCTGGCAGTACTGTTGATACGGATAGGGCCTATACTGCATGTCCCATGACCTCCAGACAGTCCTCGATAATTCCCTGGACCTTCTCCCGGCTGTCCACAGTGTTGTAGACGGTCAGCCCCAGCCCCCGGAAGATCCGGTGCACAAGCTCCTGCCTGGGGCGCTCCCGCTTCCGTGGGGCCTTTAGCTCTGCAAACAGCACATGGCCGCCGGGCAGCAATATCATCCGGTCCGGTACTCCCGTATAGCCGGGGCATTCCAGCTTTAAACAAAGCCCCCCGATGTCCTTGACCCGCTTCCGCAGGTACTGCTCAATGTCTTTCTCCATAGGTCCTCCCTCTCTACCAAATTCTCCCGCGCGGAGGGCGTGTCCAGATTTGCGGGTCTTGGGCCTCCTGCCCCACCAGCATCCCGCTGTTCCACCGCCGGGCCGTCCATGCCCTTTCCAGGCTTTCCTGTGTGACTTTGTGACAAATCAGAGGCCTGGGGGTGAACGAATCGTTCACCCTCCCGTGACAATTCTCGCGCGCGCGTATAACGTATACGAATTAGGCGTTTTAGGCGTTTTAGAGGTTACTTGTACTTCTCTATTCTCCCTAATTCATACCCTCTATAGAAAATAATTGTCACTTTGTCACATTTCTTAAAAAAGCTAGTGTTTCCAAGGCTTAGAGCCGTGACAATTCCTGTGACAATTCCGTGACATTTCAGAAAATTGTCACAGAAGCATTTTTCGGCGCTGTGACATTTTTTTAATTGTCACAGAGAATTGTCACAGGAAATGTCACAGTATTTCTCCTAATTTATGGTATATTTTATCTATCTCGAAGGAAGCCTCGCTGCTGCGGATATGGTCCGCTTCGGATGGCTGTTTTGGGCTCTGTCCAGCCTGATAGCCGCCTCAGAACAGCGTTGATCTCCCTGGTATCTGTGTTTTTGATGTCCCTCGGATTGCCTCCAAAAAGCTCACACCACACCTCAATAGCGCAAATCCTGTCCCGGTCCACCAGCTCGATATCCCCGTGGGTGGTCTGCGCCCAGAAGTCTCTCCGGCGATCTATGGACCACTTAGCCCAGTCGGATGGCACCTGGCGGGTCACGAAATCCTGGATCAGGCCCTCTTTGGGTGAGGCCTCCCGGTGCCGCTCCTGCATCTCCTGGGCCATTTTCTCCACATCGCCGGTCAGGTAGGTCGCCTCTCCCAGCTGCCAGCGCATCTTAGCCTCCGCCCAGATCTGGTCGATCACGTCGGCTGTCAGGTCCCGCCATACGGTCTTAGCGTGGGGCCGCAGTCCCACATCTACCGGCCAGAAACGACGGTTGCCGGTGGTGTCCTGGAGGAAATCCATCTGATTGCACGTCCCAAAGAACACGCAGCATCGGGGCAGCTCCTTGACGTTCCGGCCATAGGCCGCCCGGTACCGGTCCGCCCGCAGGGACAGGAACTGCTTAATACGGGCTACGTCTGTCCGCCTGAAAGCGTCCAGCTCTGCCACCTCTACCAGCCACACTCCCTGTAGGAGCTCTGAGGCCTCCTTGCCCTCGAAGGAGCGGATACTGTCGTTAAACCATCCCCTGCTCATCTTGTCCAGCAGGGTGCTCTTTCCCAGGCCCTGGGCTCCGCAGAGGATCAGCATGGTATCATGCTTGCACCCCGGCTCCATAGCTCGGGCCACGGCCCCCACGAAGGACTTCCGACACACCGCCCGATTGTAGGCGTTGTCTTCTGCCCCCAGGTACTCCACGAACAGGGTATCCAGCCGCGGTGCTCCGTCCCACTGGATCCCCCGGAGGTAGTCCTGGACCTCGTTAAAGGCGTGGGTAGAAGCGTGGATATCCAGGGCCGCGTCGATGTTGCCCCGTCCTGAGATGCTGTAATAGCGCTCAAGGTACCAGTAAAGGCCGTTGCTGTCCGTGTCGCTCCAGAGCCTCCGGGTCCCGTGTTGATCCCAGGGCAGGACCCCCAGGACCTCACCGCGGCCAGCGAATTGGTTCAGAGCAAATTTCCCTTTCAGAAACGGGTCATTCTCCAGAATAATGCGGATATTGTCGATGGTGGACTTCGGGATCGTGCTCTTTGGCTTCAACTCCAGCTTCTCCAGCCACGCCGTATCATCTTCGGTCTGACCCGGTGTCGGTGCCACGCCCTCGAAGTCTCTGACCGCCTGCTCCCGGCGCTCCTGGGCCACTCTGGCAGCGGTAGCCTTATCCCCCGCCGCCAGCTCACACATGGCCTGATAGGACTGTAGACGGTTCACAGGCGTATCAGGGGCCGCATCCTCGTCCATATGCCCGAACTTATGGAGCCGTACCAGGTCAAAGGAGTTCACCAGCCTGCCGCTGCATGGGTCCGTAGCATGATGGGAAAACAGGAACTTGCCATCGTCGTAGATCACCGCGCCGCCGGTGGTAGAGCCGCCCAGATAGGTCATCCGATGCGGGTCTCCGTCCACACTCTCATACACACCCGGCAAAAACGCCTCCATGGCATCCGTAACACTCGGATAGGTCCGGTTAAAGGCTCCGACGATGCCGGTCTTGCTCTCCGGGTCTCCCTGACGCACCGCCAGCTTCTGGTAGCTGATAGCGCCCGGCACCTGAGGCCAGCTGTTCCAGTCCCGCCAGTTCGTGTAGCTCCCCAGCACCTCATCGGCGCTGACCATGGGCGCATCTGCCGTCTCATAGACGTAGGTGCTGTCCTGGCAGCAGGAGGGCCAGTACATCAGCCGTGATGCCTCGAAGGTAGTAGCATCCGCCATCTGGATGCCGATACGCTCTGCCAGCCGCCGGGCGATGGGCTCATATTCGTCCACCGTAACGGTCCGGTCCAGGGGCAGCAGCAGTCGAAGCCGCGGGGCCGTGTCCATGTGCTTCCGGGTGGAGTAGACACAGTATCCGCACCCCAGGCCGTTCAGGGCATCCAGAACGCTCTGAGTGCCGTAGGGCGGGATCGTATCGAAGTCCAGGGTCACAATGTCTCTGCCGGTCACAGCGGAGGCCTTGCGCCGCGGGCCGTTCAGGCCGCCCGCGATAAATCCGCCCACATCCTTCAGGTCATCCTGCTGGGCTTTTTTCAGCTTTAAGTAGTCTTCCAGAGTCTCCGTGCTCCGGATCGGTGTCGCCAGATGTTCGTACAGGTCCTCAACAGTAGTCTGCTGGGTCTTCCAATGCGTGTCCTTCCGGCTGACTCCGACGGCGATCGTGATCAGTCTATCGTGTACCATGTGATTCCTCCCAGGCGAATGTACGCCCTCTCCCCATCAGCCACTCCATAGGCACCTCCAGGGTATCCGCGATCTCCCGCATACGGAACAGCCGCGGTGTCCGCTCCCCGGTCTCATAGCTGCGCTGGGTCCCAATGCTGTGCTGGAGCTTGTGGGCCATCTCCTCTGAGGACAGGCCCATAGCGATCCGCACCAGGCGGAATCTACAGGGGAAATCCGTGGTCCTCATCGGAACTCCCTCCCCGTCTCCCGGTGTCTGAGCACGATGCGCCCCACCAGGTCAAATTCCGACAGGCCGATAATGTACCGCAGCGTTGCGATCAGCCGGTTCAGCTCCGCCTCCTGGGCATTCTCCCGCCGCAGTGTCGGATAAGGTGTTGGGTCATAATAGCCCTCGTTGTTCTTATGTATGTTCATCTATGGCTCCCCCTCGTTCCAAGATAGATAATAGCCCCCGGCCTACTTCTCCAGGCCCTCCAGCCGGTCCGCCCAGCGCTTCCATTTCGGATTGTGCTTGTCGGATACGCCGGGGGTCAGCTCCAGCAGATCCGTAACCGCAAGCACGTCCCCGACCTCCTCTTTTAGATTGGCCCAGGCCTCATCCGGTCCTACGGGTGTCGGGTTGTAGCTTAGACCTCTCGCCCGGATCAGCTTCAGTGCCGCCTGGTTCAGTTCAGCCGCCTCCTCTGCCAGTTGTTCTAACAGTTCCCGAGTCCCGAGGTACTCCCAGACTTTCTGCTGATCTTCATTCATGGTTCTTCCTCCAAATTTAAGGTCTCTGCTATGCTTTTAAGCAAATCTTCCTCTCCGTTCTTAATTGACGGAAACATTTCCGGGTTTAATTTAACCAACTCCTTCCCGGCTGTGGCGACGCAGTAAAGGTCTCCGAAACTGTTTCTTATTAATCCCCCATATCCGAGAGCCCGCAACAACACAACAGCGTCCTCTCGTTCTCTGTCGGTGTATTTTTTGCCTTCTTCAAGGTCCCAGTGTCCCGGGTTATACTGCTTTAGCCTACACTCGCATTTGCGTTCTCCGTACAGGCTGAGTGGGCAGTTACAGCAATTCCCCCTCTTGCGGTTGCAACAATCTCGAGCTTCTTCAAGCGTCCAGTCCTTCAATGGCTTTCCCATCATTCTTCCTCCAACTCCATTCTTGCCCCGCAACGTGGGCAGTATTCTCTCGCAACGGCTGACCTTTCGCCGCATCTATCGTGGTAGTAAAAGTATCGTGTTGCATAAATCGGTTCTCCGAAGTCGTCCGTACCGATGTATGCTGACGTAGTAATCTTTTCCCAAAAACCACGCACCACCGGGGCAACGTCTACTGTAGGTGCCTTGTCTATCGCATCTTTGATGACACAGTCAATGCAAAAGGCTTCCTGGCATATTTCGCAATCATGGTTACTCATAAACCCATTTACATCCGGATTTTTCAGATACCGTTTAAGTGCATCAGCGTCAATCAGTCTGCCCATTGTCATTTCCTTCACTGTAGTCCGGCATAGCAAATGTTTTTCGCCCTTCTGAAAATGCGCGCCATAGCTTTGTCAGGGCCATGCCTGCGTCCTCACTGCTTTTATACACAGCCATCACGGTTGTACTGTGATCAGCAGCGATTTCTGCACAGATGCAAAACGGATCCATTGCGCTCCCAGTAAGCGATGCGTAAAACTTCAGCACATGGTCCGAGTTTAGCTGACCATCTCTGCACCCAATAATCATTCTCTCACCCCTCATACACCATCGGTGTGCCATCTGCATTTACAAGCATCGTAAATGTCCCTTCGTTGTAAGAGGCATCGCTCACAACATACATGACCTTGGTATCTCTGTGGTAGAAGACGGTCCAGTAGGTGCCTTGCTCTATCTTGACAAACATAGGCAATTCAGGCTGTTCCTCTTCGCATCCAGTCAGCAATGTTGTTGATAGTATCGCCGCCAGAATGGCAGCTGCTAATTTCTGTTTCATGTTTACCCTCCATACCGTTCATCGTAAGGGCGGAAGTTTTCGCCCAGTAGAGGCTCCAGGGCCTCATCCAGTTTGGTCTTCATATACACCAGGTCCTTGTCCGACTCGGCATCCTCCAGCGTTAAGTCCGCCATTTCCATCAGCACCTCATGGAGGTCTGCGTAGAAGTCTTGAATGCGCTTCGGCCCTGCCCCGAAGGTCCGATGGGCCGCCAGCACCGCTGCGTCGATCATGAACTGCCGGGTGAATGCCCTGTCTCTGTGTAGCTGGTGCGCCGTCAGGATCTGCCGGGCAGCGATGTAATTGCTTCCGGATTTTCGGATCAGAGGCGGCTGTTTCTTTTTTCCCATGACGCTCCCTCCTGTCTATCTCCGGTCATCGGCGTGTGCGTAGCCATACCCACAACGCCGCTATTGCGGCCACTGTGACAGCCACACCGCACACCAGCATGACGATGTTCCCCGTCGCGGCAAAGATTAAAAAATCAAAAATCGCCACGATTATATCAAGGACTACGATAAGGATCACAGCTCCGTCACCTCCGGGCTATATCTAACATCTGTTCCGAATATGACGCATATGCCTTCTCGGCAGGCAGCGCATTCGTTCCCCAGGCATTCGGACATATACGTTCGGGTGCAAGTATCCTTGCCGCTTGGTGTCATGGCCGGATACGTTTCGCTCTGTACCAACCTCGGGCATACTTTTAACGGTCCATCCATGCCCTTGCCTCCTTTTGCTGGCCCGCAACCTGTATTTAGTTCTGGCAAGAGCTCCATAGCCGGAGCGCCCAGCGCCTTTGCGATTTCCTTCATCGTAGAATACTTCGGGTTTCGTCGGCCGGTTTCCCACGCCGAAATCATTTGCGCCGATACGCCTAGTTTGTCCGCAAGCTGCTGCTGGGTCATGTTGGCTTTCTTGCGTGCTGCTTTTAGCCTGTCAGCACTTTCGGTTAATCTCATATTCGTCCTCCGATCACAGACACCCTAGCTGCTTCCACACACGGCAAATCTTTGGTCCCTGAGCTGCGAACCAATCAACCGTGGCCCAAGTCTCCATGCCATTAGAGCTTGAGGATAGCCCACTCTCATTTAGAAACGCGTGGACGACCTCATGCCTTAGTGTTTTTCTCTGCTGATACTCCGCAGCCGACTCTGTCTCGTGTTCCCACCCGGGATATGTTCTCATATTGCAAATTACGATCAAGTGCCGGGCTCCTGAACAGTACCCACTCCATTCCCGGTTCTTAAAGAAAGGGTCGTCATTATAGTCCTTATACACGACTGTATAAGTCGTTCCCAGAATTTGTACCTGTTTCATGGTGTTGTCTCCTCTATGATGCACTGTGCTTCATCTGGCAGCTTCGGACAAGGCATCCAGTATTTTGGGGAACTTCCTAATCCGTTTTTGGCCCATTTCCCGTCCCCCCGCAAATAGCTAACAGAGCACGCATAGCCATCTGTAATGTAGACATCCTTATCGATGCCCGGCGGGTCACTGACCGGCCTCCACGTCTGCTTCGGCGCAGAATCCACATGGTCCAGCACCTCTATCAGATCGGCCTCCAGTGTATCCCGCTCCTTTTGGAGCCGTTCGATCTGCGATTTCAGCGCACGGATGGCCTCATCTGCGATCCCGCCCCACAGGTTCAGAGTCTCGAGGTTCTCATTCATAGCTACCCCTCCTACTTCTTCTCTGTCAGATAGGCCGCATAGGACAGCAGCGCACACAGCAGAGCGTCTGTACTCCAGGTCATATCCTTTGTAGCAACGCCACAGGCAGCAGCGACGACCGCCAGGATCATCCAAAGCATTTTCATCATAATGTGTTCTCCTCCTTAGACTGTTTCATATTCCGCATGGCCTCTTGAGCCTCCAGCCAGGTGAAGAACGCGGTCCTGCCCACGTCCTCCCACTGCGTGAACTCAGCCATGACGCTCTTGTCATCATCATTTGGAAAGCTGCTGGTCCAGAATCCTCTTGTGCCGATCTCAGTCACCCGATAGGGGCCGGCTGCCTCAGTGTACTCCCTAGCTTTACCGCTGACACGGTCCAGACGTGTTCGGATCTCGACATAGTACACATCATCTCCCACCGCACACGGGGCCACAAACAGCTTCCTATCAGCCTCTGCGCAGACCAGGTCTCTCATGTGCTCATAGGTCGCAAGGCCCACATAGCGGTGTAGGTCCTCTGTGAGGGTATCGTTATCCATCTGGAGCTGGACCTCAGAATCCAGGGAATTTTGCAGCTGCTCTCCCAGGTCATCGCACAGCTCATTGGCCTCTGCCAGCTGCTTCCGCAGTTTCTCCAGCTCCTGATCATCATCGGCTTTGGGCTGCTTTGTACCCGGCTCTGTAGCAAGCTCTCCGGCACAGGCCGCGTAGCCCGCCAGGTCGATAAAGCTGTCCTGAGTGCTCCGGCCTCCGCTGACCCGGGCGATCTTTAAAAGCCCCATCATAACCGCCGTATCCATGGGGTTGACATCACGCCCCAGATAGGCCGTCCAGAGCTTTGCGATCATGCCGAAGCTGTCCTCCGGTGTTCCATAATCTTGCTCTCTGCCACCGCAGACACACGTTCTCGCAGCATCCAGAATCTCTGCTCTTTTCATTGCGCACCTCCTACATCTCTGTCCCGCAAATGGGGCATACGGTTCCGGGGATCTTGACCCCACACACAGGGCAGCGCATCCGCACATCGGTATTCGCGCCCCGGTCCCGGTAGCTGTCGTCCGCCTGCTGGAGATTGCTGACAGCCTGGGCGAAGTAGGTATCCTTCAGCTCGATTCCCAGACCCCGGCGGCCCATCTCCACGGCCTGATAGGGTACTGAGCCGATCCCGGCAAAGGGGTCCAGCACAATGTCATCGGGATTTGTCCACAGGTCGATGCACCGCTCGATCACATCCAGCTGCAAGGGGCAGATATGCTTTTCGTCCTTCTCGTCCCGTGCAGACTTCCTCTGGAGGGTGTTGGACTGCTGGATGTCCATCCACACTGGAGATGCGTATCGCCGCCACACGTCCACCGGGAAGGTCTCATGGCTATGCGGGATCGGCTCCGGGTTCTCTCCGGGCTTCCGGAAGGTCACCACATAATCCGGAAGCCCCTGGCGGCTCATAGCACTGTCCTTCCGAATCTGCTTGTGCAGCAGCCCCAGGGCCTTTGTGCGCTGCATCTCAGTCACAGGGTTCTTCCAGATGCACACCTCAGAATGATAGATAAAGCCGGATTCCGTAAAGGCCCGGATGATATCCCCGCGGAAGTCCTTCACGCCGATAAACCCGTCCCGGCTTTTCATGGCCGGAAGATTCATGCAGTGGACGCTCACCAGTCTGCCGGGCATGATCACCCGGTGTAGCTCTGCGATCAGGTACAGGAAATGCTGCTGGAACTCATCGCCGTCCCGGCTGTTCCCCATGTCCCGGTCACTGTTGGAATAGGTATACAGGCTTGCGAAGGGCGGGGAAAAGATGGAGTAGTGGATGCTGCTGTCCGGGATGCCCCGGATGGTGTCCACACAGTCCCCCTGGTACATGGCGAATCGGGTACCGATCGCCTGGTTAAGCACATTCATGTGAAAATTCCTCCCAAATTGGGTATTTCATGCGGCAAGCAGGCTCATAGGGTGTCGTGATCCGACAGGTGCTTTGCAGCTCCTTTTTGGTGATCTCCTTGGACTGCTCCACCATGGCCTGCCGCATCCGCTCACTGTCTGCCTGCTTCCGCTCGATGTTCTCCTTGACACAGCCCTCTCTGGCGCTGATGACGATGTACACATCTACGGGTTTCGTCTGCCCGAAGCGCCAGCACCGGCGCACGGCTTGATAGTACTGCTCATAGCTGTCTGACAGCCCCACGAAAATCATCTTGCTGCAATGCTGCCAGTTCATGCCGAAGCCCGCAATAGACGGCTTTGTGATCAGGCACTTGTGGAGGCCCATGGTGAAGCCCAAAAGCCGGCTGGATTTGATCTGGGGCCTGTCACTGCCCCGCACTTCCGCAGCATGGTCGATCAGATTCGTCAGCATTTCGCTCTCCGCATTTAGGTCGCACCACACCAGCCACTGTTCCTCAGAGCCGTTGACCATCTCCGCAGCGGCCTTGCATCGCTGCTCCAGGGTGTCTCTCCTGGCCTGTCTGCGCTGGGTCAGGGTCATGGGTCCCGTGATAGGCTCCTCCCCATCTGCGATGATCTCATGGACCCGCAGCTCCGGAAGGTCGTAGCCCTCCATCTCATAACCCAGATCCGTAGGCGAACTCATGACCACAGCCCAGGACCCCATCCACTGCCAGAACACATCCTCGGCATGGCCTTTAAGCCTCCATTTGGATGTCTGCCCACCGTCGTGGACGAAAAACATAGCCAGCATCTCCGAGTAGGACATGACTCCCAGGAACTCTGCATGGTTCCCGAGCTCCATATAATCATTGGGTGCCGGTGTTGCCGTGCAGGCCAAGCGGAAGGGCGTGTCGCTGAAGAAATCAATGATCTGGTTCCGCACCTTGCCGGTAAAGGATTTCAGGATGCTGGATTCGTCCAGGACCACACCGGAGAAAGTGCAGCCCACAAACTTCTCCAGCTTTTCATAGTTGGTGATATTCACGCCCGGACGCACATCCGCAGCAGTCTCGCAAGGGGTGACCGGCACGCCAAACTTCACGCCCTCTGCCACTGTCTGAGATGACACTGCCAGCGGTGCCAGGATCAGAACGCTGCCGCCCATTTGACTGCACACATGGGCCGCCCACTCCAGCTGCATGGCTGTCTTGCCTAGGCCGCAGTCAGCAAAGATGGCGGCTCTGCCTTTGGCAAGAGCCCAGCGGACAATATCCCTCTGGAAGGGAAAGAGCTTCAGATTTAGGTCATCGGCATCCACCTGGATGCTGTCTGTGTGGATGGCCTGACTGCTCTTTC